TTGCAGAAGATTAAAAGTAACATCAAAATGAATCGTGATGGTTCTTTCTCAATCGTAAATCAGAAGGGACAAGAACGCTATGGTATGGACGGTAATCCACTCACATTAAATGGTCTAGTGAATGAGATCGCTCAAGGTAACCCTAAGTTACTGAAAGGTTCAAGTTCTCAGACCGGTTCTGGACTGCGCATGGGACAAACACAGTTTGCTGGTGCTCAACCTGACGCTATTCCTGACTATGCTAAAGACCCTGCCGCATTCAATGCATGGGCCGCTAGAAATGGTCTAGGTAAAGGCATCGGATTGAAAAATGCTAAAGTAGGCGTGAGTGTCAGTGCAATGTCTAAGAAAGTCCTATAAGCCAACTTAAGGAGATTTTAAAATGGCATATGTACTAGGTGGTGGCAATAATGAAGCCGATGGCTTTACTACTGCAATCGCAAACTTCGCTCTTCGTGCCATGCACGAAAGCACAGGTCTAGTGGACTATACTACTGTTGTTGCGCCAAATCAAGGTAACCAGTACTTAGTACCACAGTTCGCACCCATAACCTACCAGGATTACAATCCTAACACAGGTGCGGCTAACGCAGGTTTCGGAAATGCTCCAGCGGCATTTGAACAGAATCCTTCATTAGGTCAAGGTAGCATCACAGCAACTCCAGCAGTAGCAGCCACAGCGTTTGATATTTTCTACGCATGGACTACTAGTTTCGAACTTGCTGCCACATTGGGTGCTGAACTCGGTGAGTCATATGGTGAAAAGGTTGACATCCGTGTATGTGAAGCCTTCTTGTCATTCAAGACAACACCAACTAACAGCCTCTATTCACCAACACCAGCAGACGGCTTTGCTCGCCCAACTGAACTAGGTGCTATGGAATTGTTGTACGCCGGTCTTCCTGCTAATACTGCAGGCTGGACAAGTGGCTTCACTTCAAACAGCGTACTTGAGTTGATCCGTAATGTCAAGCAGAACTACAAAGTTGCTCGCTTGCCAGGTGCTCCAATCATCGTATTGGACAGCAACGGTGATGTTCAAGGAGGCAATGTCGCAGGTCAAGATGGTTCAACAATGAATCGCTTGCTTGCAGAGTTGACTGGCGGTGCTGTTAACAACCCAACATACGGTGGTGGTTCACAGGTCAGCAATCTAGGTAACGAATTGCTTGCAACTGGTCGTTTAGATAATGTTTACGGCTGTAAAGTCGCATTCACTACTTTCCTACCATCAGCAACTCGTCCTGTATTAGGTCAAGGTTCTAACTCAAATGTTCTAGTAGGCGCATACTTCCACGAGACAGCATTGATTACTGTTCTCAAAGAAGGTCTACAGATCAAGATGGGCGAAAAACCCGGGGGCTTACAGATGTGGCTCACAGGCGTCGCTTACATGGGCGCAGGTGTTGCCGATCCAAGACGCGGTGGAGCGATCAACATTTACCAGAATTAATGTTAGATAATATAGGAATGTAAAAATATGTCAGTCCCCTATCAACGAATCAGTAATGCAACAGTACAGGACATAATCTTTTATGATCCTGCCGCTGAACGCCGCGCCGCCCAGATGCAAGTCAATTGGGATGACTACTTCAAAGTAGGCAGTCAAGAGATATTGTATCAGATGGAGTTCGGATGGTGGCCCAAGTATTGCGATACGGTGCTAGGGGCAACATATTATACTAACTTACCAAACGGTGCATTGATTTCTTCATTCAACCCTAGTTTGCTCATCAAAAATGATCAGACTTTGATACGCCTTGATACATTCATGGCTGTAAAGATATTCTATGAATCAATCGTATCAGATACTAGCAATGTCAACGATGTTGACAAAGTGAATTTTGATCACGCATTGCGTAGATATCAGAGTGAATGGGAGAAGGCACTACAATTGATGAATTGGTACGATCTGAACCAAGATGCTCCTAACGGTCCAACGACTAAGTTAGAAGAGAATTGGACAGCAGATGTTGATTATTTCAACAATGACAGGAGATATTTCTGATGCCATCAAGACATCAACCTTATGTGTCTAAGGAAGCCATCATAGAGTACATGCGTACTACATGCAACACACTTACACCTATCGTAGAAGTGAGTGGCGTTTATCCTAGCACAGATGATGTTGTGGCATATGGCGTATATGTCAGAGATGCACATCCTGTCAGTCGTGAAGTAAACATCAATGGTGTGACCCCTTGTGGGCAGATATACACCGTGACAGATCAGTTTGAGATATTATATGTGAGTTTCCAAGATGACCCACAAAGTATTTTTGTTTTAGGTACGATCAATGATCTTGCCGCAGACAGACAATTCTTTAATGGTTATTATGAAATCACATTTAGTAAAACCGAAGTGATCGGTAATCGTAGTGAAAAACATACCTATACTTTCAGTTTAAAACGCTTGGATTTTAATGATTGACGCCACTAACTTAAGGAGACAATAAAATGGCATACATTACAGTAAACGAGACAGGTACTTTCCCTGCGCTAATACTGTCAACTGATATTGCTAATCTTGCAAATAACTTTAGTGCTACTGGTAATCTACCAGCAGATGCTAACGCAGGTGCATTACTAAATGTTACTTGCTTGCAAGATGTGACTGTGACCAATAGTACTGGTATTTTTAGTTGGACAGATTTCTGTTCAGCAAGTATCAACAAGGTCACAACACCTAGCGACAACGAAGTAAGTACAAACATCGTCATTCAAGACGAAGACTTTTTCGGTGATTCAGGTGCAAATACTGCCTCAGCACTATATTATGGTGTGAGCGGTCTGTCACAGAATCGTGTCGAAGTAGCATTCAGATTGCAGATGAACAACAGCGCCAACGTCGGGGCAAATACTCCTGCTAACACATTCTTCTATTGCGGAAGAGGTTACTTGAGTTCAGTTGCACCAACAGCGTCACCTGATAGCCCAGTATGGGTATCACCACTAACACTAGCGGTGAATGGTGACATGGGTTCTGGTCCTAAGGTCTAATTGACCAAAGAAAGAGGGCAGAGCGATCTGCTCTCTTTTTCTATATGGATGAACAAATGAATATTAATAACAATACCTTCCTAAAGACTGAGGAAGAAAAATTAAGAAGTCTAATCGCAGATGAAGCAAAACTGTTACCAATGTTAAACAACATGGAACAGACAATCAGACAAATGAAAGCCAAGCAGGCATTTCGCATCGCATTGCTCAACCAATTGCTTGAAGAGCATTACGATAAATATAGTGGGAACTAATTAAAAGGAGATAACAAGTGAACATCAAAGATTACGCAAGCAAACCAGAATTAGTAGAAGTCATACTAGACGGCAAAGAACTTGTCGAGAGATATGGCGAACCTATCACATTCTACACATTTAACATCGTGCGCATGTCAACATATTTTGACTTCTTCAATGCACGAAGCAATAACGAATTTAGCAACCTTGATAAGATGATGAAAGCCATGATCTTAGATAAGGATGGCAAGCAAGTACTTGCAGATGATGAGGATCTACCCATCGATATCGCTGCCGCGGCGATCAACAAGATTGGAGAAATCTTGGGAAAACCACAGAGCAAGGCATCGACCCAAACAGTTGGGGAAGCGCAAAAATGATCACGATAGGTCGTATGGCTGAAAAGTATGGTGTTCTGCCACATGTCGTGGAACAGAACGCCACCACATACGACTTCATGATCACCGATGTCCTTGCTGCCTACGATAGTTATCAGATGGAAAAGCAAAGAGCGAAAGGTACAGCACCTAGACCTGATGCTTATAAACTTAGCCAAGATCAATTGCAAACTATATTACAAAAAGGCAAAAAGAAGAAATGAGCAATATCGTAGATCGCCTCAATCAAGTATTAGACACATTAGATGAAAAATCTATAAGCAAATTCGCATACAAAGAATTCGTGTCTAATACTCCTGTGCGATCAGGTAATGCTAGACGCAGTACTGTATTACAAGGTAACGAGATACAAGCGAATTATGGATATGCACAAGTACTAGACAAAGGTCGTCATATGACTAATCGCGGTATGCGTGGTAGCACACAAGCACCTAAAGGTATGACTCAACCTACATTGCAATCTGTGCGTGATTATGTCTATAAGAAATTGGGAGTGAGAATATAATGGCAACGATAGATCAATAAAAAATACAAATCGATGTCAGTGGACAGAATAAGGTAGATGACCTTACCAAGTCTACTAAAAACGCTACCAAAGAACTTCAGACATTAGAAGAT